ACGATAAGACGCAATGCCTTTACGATTCAAACCACCTTCAGGATTCTTTCCTTCTTTTCTCTGCCAAGCAGCAGACTCTGTGAATTGTTTAAGTGTTTTCATGCTCCGATTGCCTTATTTGATTTGAATGAGGTCAGTGATATACCTTTTTTCTTCAACTCATCTTCTTTTTGTGCGCCAATAGAAGCACCGGTTTCATCACCTTGCATTTCTACAACAGTGACTTGACCAGTTTTCTTCTTAATCTTTTCACCCATGTCACGGCCAATGCTTTCACCAGACGCAGCCATGGATAATCCAGGTTCTATGCCTTTGTCGATGGACTCTTTGATTTTCTCGGCTTGGCGTTCCCTGATTTGGGTGAGCGTGAGTTTCTTGGTGGGTTCGGTTTCGCAGCCGCAGTGTTCGTTGATTTGACCACTGGTGCTTTCACTGGTGCTGGCACCTCGACTGGAGGTGTTTCTACCACTGGTGCTTCCACTTTCGGTTCTTCCACCACTGTAGGCTTCAGTAAGACTGGTTCTTGCACTGACTGTTTGCGACCCAAGAGTCCTTTGAAAAATCTCATCATTTCTATTCTCCTTTAATTTAACAACATAACCTTTACCTTGCTGTACCACTTCACCATCTTTCATGTGAGCTTCTTTTGCAGCTGAACGGCGCAACATAAACATTCTAGTATTACCATTCTTGTCGGTGATATATTTATCTTTTGACTCAAATTCTTTACCAACCAATTTAACACCAGAAACATCCTGAATTAATTTCCACGCATCGCCATGTTTATTGTTGGCCATGTGTGATTTAAATTCTTTCTTTTGTTCAGGTGTTGCCTTCTGATGAAACTTCATAACTTCCATCATACCAATATTACCAGCATAAGATGCTTCTTGTATTGGTGGTTCATATGTGCCAAGTGTCAATGCATTTAGACCTGCATTGCTAGACATAGTTGGTGCAACTTCTTCTGTAACTTCGGTGTCAGAACCAAACATATTAAATGCTGTGTTTAACTCCTCAATTGTATCTGCAGTGAATGTGACACTAACTGCCTCAGATAGTACACTCTCATTAACTTTTTTCTTCATTGATGAACCAGTAGTTGGTACAGTGACCTCACCTGGTTTTTCTCTTGGTACTTCAATCAACTTACCATTGACTGAGTGGTGTGTAACTTTACCTTGTTTGCCGTAACGACCAAAACCATAATAAGACAAACCAAGTTTATGTGCTTGGTCAGCAGCGGCACCTTGGCCATCGGCATGTGCAGACAACTCTGCCTGTTTTGGTGACACAGCAAATCTATTCTTGCGTTCCATCTCAGAAGCAATCCAATTCTCTGCAGGTTCACTCTTAGGTGGCGCCTGTGTGAATTCACGGACGTTCTTAAAGATATCCATCAACTCCATTTTCTTTTGTTTAACGAGCTCTGGGTCTGCCGAACGTAAGTCTTCTGAATTATCAAACTCAATATAATTTGTACCGAATAATTTGGCATACTCTGTACGTGAGTTCTGCACCGAATCCCATTTCTCTTTACGTATAGTTTCAGGTACGGCACGACCACCACGTTGACCACGTTCGATATTTCTCTGTGCAGATACTTCATCACGTGTATTGACCAGAAGCATTTTGGTATCATAACCAAGTTCTTCTAGTTTTGCTTTAATCTTTTTAGTCTTTTCAATATCATCACCAGTGCCATTGATGATTAAACCATTACGACCTAGAAGTGCCAATCGTTGACGCAAGTCTGTAATTGTTTTTGCACGACCACGAACAAAGTTACGTTTTTCTTCTTCAGAACTAGGCATCTTCTTATCAAGGCCTTCTTTGTCCATCATAAATTCTAATGCTCTGTCTGAATTGATTTCAGTTAAACCATGGCCTGCAAGTGTGTTATCAAGCACATAGTCTTTACCAGAACCAGGACCACCTGCCAAGAATACTGCCTTGAAGATAGATGCATCATGTACGCCTTCATTTAAAACTTCTTCAACAAACAATGATTCAAACAATTCGTCTACTGATTCATTCATATTTCCACCGATGTATTTGTCTAGTAATTGTTTTAATTTTGCAGGCTTCGTGGCTTTTGGATACAAATCTTTAATCATATTCTTACGACCAGCATCATCGGCCTTAGTGTACATTGAACGTATCTGACTGCCCGAATAAACTTCTTGGCCATTCACTTTAAAGATGTGTTTCTTTGTTACGTAAACGTATCCATGTCCACCTTTTGGATCAAAAGGCACACACTCTTTGATTGACTTGAATGGTTGATAGTATGCAGGTGAACCATCTTTCTTGGTGTAGTTCACTGGATCTCTTTCACTACGTACCAGAATAAGAATGTCTTTCTTGGGGTCGTATTGAGATAGAATTTCTGTTGGATTAACTGGTTGTACAACCTGAACAAACTTATCTTTAACGCCTGCTTGTTGGGCTAAGAATTGTTTGTCTTTGAATGGGATTGGTCGATTCTTGGTGTCGTTGCTAGCTGCAACATGAAAATCGGCAGAAGGAAAAGCACGTTTAGCCTGCTCGTAACTACTCATGTGTCCGGCATGGAATGGTTGAAAACCACCGCCATAGACGACAATAACTTTTGGTTGGCCTTTGGCCTCTTGAAAAAACTGACTAAATTTCATCTCCGCCTCTGCAGCAGTTAATATTATATTCTATTTATGTAATCACGAATTTCACCAACCCAATCAGAACATGCACCAAAAGCATTAAGAGATATAGTTTTCTTTGTTGGCCAGATATTCTCTGGCATCACCAATACTGTCAACTGGTTCACTGGTTCTTTACCTGGATATGCCCAAACATAACCCCAATTGGTCATCGTGTAGTCATCTACGTTGTGCCAGAAGCAATGCAGTTTGTTCTTTAGACAATAACTGAATGCTTCTTTGTTTTTACAGTGAATCCATAGTGTTTGTTTACGTACAAGTAAATACTCAGGATCCACTAGGTATTGTGGATTATCATGGCCAAAGTACAAAACATCATCGACACACCATAAGTCTACTTCTACTGAGAAACCATCTTCGATAGCTAAATCAATGTAATCTGGACTATTTTCTAAGTGTGGTTTTGGGCCAGAAGTATTACCACGGTGTGCAATTAATATCATACGTTTATCACAATTCCTAAATTTTCACCGGATGGATATGGAAGTTTAATCTCAATCTTTTTACCAATCTTGTTGAACAGGTGGTCATGTACTGCTTCTGAGAAACTTTGGGGATACACATCATGGAATGCCAATACATATTTCTCACCAAGTAATGGCAAGAAAGCATCAATATCTTTAATCATCTGTTCAGGGAAATGTCCTGCGTCAATGAATACAAAGTCTAGTGATTCAGAAAAGTGCCTACGAATACAAGTCTCTGTATCATCAGGACTCCAACCAATCTCTGGAAAGAGTGTGTCTTCTAAACCAAATTGTTCAATCAAATACTTAACTGATTTGTAACCATCGGCCTTGTCATACACCTCACGTTGTAGATTTTGATAACTACCTGGATTACCTTTTGATTCTTCAATGTAGGCATCCATCGTCACAATTTTACCACCAGTCTCTTTGAAACCTAAACCTAGTGCAGTAGAACTAATACCAAATGCAGTAGCACATTCGTAACCACGTTGCAGATTGTGTTCTACGATTAGATTTCTTAGAAAGTTAAATTCTTCTTCTTTGATAGAGTAAGGATAAGGATGATTGCTCATCTTAAGATTACCTCTGCCACTATCAGAGTAGGTTACTGGTCCATCTTTTAATTCTAAGATATCTTTAAACGTATTACTTGTCCATTTCAACATAAGGTCCTTTTGGTGTGTGCATCAGAGTTCTATTTAGATTTATCTCCTGCCAATTGAATCCAAGATTCTTAATGTGTTGAGTTGACATAACATGAGGACACAACAGGTCGGTTTGTTTGTACACAGAACCAATAACAGTAATCAACTTGGTGAAGAACATCATAGAGATGAAATTACCAACTTGCATTACATCACCTGTGCCTTGACCTAAATGATTTCTGGCTGCAACAGTGTAGAATACATTAGGATCAAAATCAGGTAAGTCATCGTGTATCAACATATCAGGACGCATACGAATTACCAAATCATATGATGTTTGTAGTCGTGCAACATGTGTTTCAAGTGAGGAGAAACCTTGGTGCATCTTGTAGAACATCGATAGAATGTTCTTTGGTCTGTGTGCAAAGTTTGTAAAGTATTCACCACAAGACTCAAAATGTTTATTGAAATCTTCCCAATACTCTTTAACATAGTGTACTGGTTTGTAGGTATCTAATATCTCATCATCAACAATTTGTGGTGCGCCTTCGTAGATACCTGTTTTATTTTGTTTATCACCAGGAATCCAATAGGCCTCATCATCCCATGTGTGGATGTAGATATCAGGATTGTATCGGTCAATAATCTTTTCTTTGAAATTAGGAAACACCTCTTTCCAACAACGGAGGTGTCCTGTCAATATGACTGCAACTTTCATTTGTAATGCTCCAAGAAGTAGTTTAAATCTTCTGGAGTTCCAATGCCCCACATCTTAGGAACATCTTTCACACGAATCTTTTTACCATCACCAATTGCTTCATTGAATACTGGACACACATAGAATTCTCCGTTGGTACGAATATTCTTTTCAATCATTTGTTCAGCATACTTAACATAGTCTGAACCTTTTTTCCAATAATAGATACCAACAGTTGCGATATCTGAAATTGGATTCTTCTCTGCTACCTCTGTGACGAAGCCGTCATCTCCGAGTTTTGCAAATGACCACTTTGGATGGGTTGCCCTAAAGGTGACAATACCACCATCAACGCCGTCAGCAGTAAAAGCATAGAGACATTCATTTGAGTTCCACTCCACGTATTGGTCTGAGTTCGCCATCAACAATGGCTCATCGTTGTTAATAAGTTCTTTGGCCAACAGAGTTGTACACGCTGCGCCTTCTGTCAAACTATTAACCTGTACAATATCACAACCAGGTGATATCAAGTTTAATAATTGCTTAAGGTTGTATTTATCATAGTGTTCTTTTTGTACAATGTAGATGAAGTGTGCATCAACGTTTAAGTTTTCGGCAACCACTTGAATCATCGGTTTACCATTAACTTCAATCAATGGTTTGGGGAATGTATAACCAGCTGCTGCGAATCTACTACCAGCGCCAGCCATAGGAATTAGTACGTTCATTTTTTTATCTCTCCATGGTATCATTTTTTTGACAACACCGTTTAGTGTGTCGATTGCTTCATCAATTTTTTCCATCGTCAAGTCATGCGAATCTTTAACTGGAACCAAATGGCCACCAGAATCTAGTGCGCCTTGTCTTCCAATATGACTGTCTTCAATGATAACTGTATTCTTAGGTAATACATTCAGTGCTGTCATACACTGCCAGTACATCTCTGGATATGGTTTGGTTCGTTTTACATCTTCGTTTGACACATAGTAATCAACATACTCCATGACACCAATAGACAAGAGTGCCAACTTAACTGTCTCACGGATAGAATTACTTGCGATAGCAATTTTAATTCCATTACTACTCAACTTGGCGAACATCTGCCTTAGTTTATTGTTCTTTGGGAATTGTCTGATGAGGTTGAATGTGGCAACTTGTTTATCTTGCCAAATCTGATTGAAATATTTACGGTCAAGACCTTTCTTCTCAGATAACATCTCAAGTTTCTTTGTGGTGTTTAGACCATCATACAAACTCAAGTGTTCTTCACGTGTAATTACAAATTCATTACCTACTTTACGTAGGGCATCATTCAATGCTTCATAGTGTAGTTCACGTGATTCAATCAATACACCATCAAGGTCAAAAATTACTAATTTATTTTGCATCTCTATGCCACTTATTATGTTTCACAATACTGTTACCATTACATTTCATCACATATCTATTACGCACTCGGAGAGACCACTCAACATCTTCGGCTTGGCCGTGTGTGAGTTCTTCGTTGAATGGATTATCTAGTGCAACTTGTTTCTTCACTAGAAAGTAACCACCAGATACGTACATATAGTTAGTACGTGACCAATCATCATGTCTCAGTGCAGTGTAACGTGGAAATACTGGATCATCCCATGTCACCCAATCTGTAAAGTGTCTCTTGTCATTAATGAGTAATTGTTTGTTAGAACAGATATCCCATTCTTCACCAAACTCCAAAAAGTTCTTGTACCAATCTTTATCAAACACATAGTAGTCGTGCATCAATACGATGTTGTCATACTTTGCTGCCTGAACAATGGTGTTCTTCTTGCGTGTTACCCAACCAGGTTGTTGAGTTTCATCAAAATAGATATGTGTCACATCGACCATATCTTCTTTCTTCTCACCACCAATAATCAAAATCTCATATTCAGGTATTTGTAGTGATCTGATAGAGGAGATTACTTCATTTATTTGTGGTTGATTAGAATAGTCTGTTGTTATACCAAAAGTTATTTTCATATTAATTTCAAAATATCATTTACTGTGTTTTTAATCAAATGTGCATTCATCACGTATTCATATGCATCATCAAGTTTGGACTCTGGTACACCTTTGAAGTCAATCATATACTCACGTAGAGCAGAATCATTCTCATATGTGAATCCAAAATCACTCAGCACTTTGGCACCTGCAATACTACGTGATGCCCATGCTGTTCTATTTAACATTGATTCCAATAGAACCAATCCAAATCCTTCTGAGTGTGAGTGCATGATGTAGAGGTCAGCATCTCTAATGGCAGACATAACATCATTGCGGTCATCAATCATCATTACTTTAACCTGTTTGGAATTTGGTGGCATGATACTGTGTCGATTATCATAACCAGTTAAAACCAGTGTAACATCATCACGACCAACACCATTGAATGTGGCAATCAATTCGTGAAATGCTTTGTTAGGCCAAAATCCACCACACGACAAGAACATGTATGGTGTTGTGATTCCATACTTCTCACGGAATCCAGGTGTACCAGAAGAAATCTTTGCATCGATGCCATGTGACACACGAACTGCCTTATCTCGGTGTCCATGTTTGAATGCTGATTCCCAATCTTCTTTAGTTGAACAACCAATGAACTTCACGTGCTGCATTGCATGTTGATACACTGCACTCTCTGATGGTTTAATCAACATGAACAACATTGGTGATGGAATTCTTTGTGCATTCATTAACGCAACATCTTGCACACCAACATCACCGCCATGTACAACAATCAAATCAAAAAGTTCTGAACCCATAATCTGAAAGTCACTTGTTACTTTGACACCGTTTAAGTCACCTTTGTGTTCGCCTGCAAGTACAGTTACATCGTGTCCTCTACGGACTGTTTCTTCTGCCATATCACGTACATAATTTTCAGAACCACCGGGATATGGGGCATATCGGTGGACAACATATAAAATCTTAGCCATATTTTGCTTCAATAATCTTTCGCCATGCAGGCACTCTATCATACTGGTGAACAATCACATACTCTTTATTCTGTGACGTTACTACTTTATCTATCTCCATGTGTGGAGATGGTTCCAATAAGAATGGTCTGAACTGGTCAATCTTACTTGGGTCTGCAGTTGTACCAAGTTGACATGCCCATCCGTCTTCAGATTTAGTATAACGACAAGTTGATTTGTATGGCTCTTGTGAAATCAGGAAGTTAAACGTAGATTGGTCACAAATTGGAATTGGTTTGTTTAGTGAAGATGAAAAGATATTCAAACACAAATCACGCATTGCATCACCACGACCAGCAAGAACACCAACGTTATAGATTGGATTATCTTTGAATCTATCATAGATGTATTGGCCATAAGTTTCCAATAGGTTTTGGTTGCCCCATGGTTCATCTTTGTACAACATACTTTCAGAGGAGAACATCAACAGTTGACGTTGACCCATATGTTTCTCAATGTGCTTGAATGGATTGCTTTGAAAAATAACATCTTTAACGTCAGTTGTAATAACATAACGATACTCATTCTGTGACAAGTAATTGTAGATGTGTAGAAATCTCTCAACGTGAACCATAATGTTGGACTGATACACAAGGTTGCCTTGTTCGTCCTGTTTGAATCCGATAACTGTGAATCCTGTGTCAGTAACTTTCTGTACTGTCTCTTTGTCAGCATTCATCATAATCATAACTCTATCGCCAGTGAAGCCTGACTGATTGATAGAGTTGACCCAATACTTAATTGTGTCCCATTTATATCCGGTGGAACATCCGATAATCAAATCTTTTTTCATAATATATCTCCTAGTACAATTATATAGTTAATCTCTGGTTAAAGCAAGTATTTTCTGTATTTGTGCCTCTAATGTTTCTTTACGATTAGGCCACTTGATAATTGGTTGATCGGCAGTCTTTAACAACTTGGTTAAAAACGGCATAATTAGTTTCTCTACCTGTTGCAGACGTTCTTTGTACTCTTGTACCGTGTCATCTTTCTCGGCAATAACTGAGTTGTATTCTTCTTCATCAGTTGCCGTGAAACCAAAGTCATCATCAGCATACTCTTCCATTATTGCGGTAAGGTCATATTTTTTAGTTGCCATATTTTTAGTTCTCTATTGTACTACGTTTATCTTTGTTTGTCAAAGTAAGCCCATGCGAAAGGACCATCACTCTGTACATAATGCATGAATGCTTGGCAATATTCTTTGCCAGAAAATTCATTTCTCCAATGTGGTGCAACACATCCGAGATATAACATTGCATCACCTGGTTCCAAATTCATTTCGACTTCTTTGCCTTCTGGTGTTTCAATGTAAATAGGCCATTCTTCATCACCACCCAAATTCAATGTGATACTCACCTCGCAGGCTGGTCTATCAACATGTCTATCTAAGACACTTTTTTCATAGTAAACTCTGGCATAAGTGTAAGTTGGTAATAATTGACTCTCAACAATTTCAGACAATTCTGCAGTTTTATTACACAACAATTCCAAAAAACTTTTATAGTTATATGAAACACCTGAGTTTGGCGCTTGTCCATCACCACAAAGATTGTTTACCTTAGCGAACTGAGTAAATTCAGTTCTCAATTCATCGGCACGTTCAGCTGAAATAAACTTTGGTAATTTTATATAACTGTTTTTTATCAATTCATCATTCATATTATTAATTAAACCAAGTTATGATTGAATATCTTGTACCGGTTAAAATGGGTTTAATAGCATGTGGGTACATAAAATTTGAAGGAAACATTATAACATCACCTTTACCTAAAGTATATGACAATTCATCATCAAAAAATGTAAACTCACCACCTGTGTAATCATCATTCAAATTTAAAGAACAAGATATGGATCTAGGATTACTGTCAAAATGGTCTGTGTGTTGAGTGTAAAAACATCCTTCAGAATATTCCAATAATATGTATCCGCTATCATTCACAATTGTTGTGTGTGGTGCAATCTCGGTATAATTTGCCAAAAGTTTTGCGACCACTTCATATAAATCGGAATCTAACTGCCTTCTAGTATCGTGGTTGTGTTGTATAATTTCCGAATGTGATATGTTGATGTTTCTAACATTACGTATAGATTTATCTACAATATGTCCACCTATTCTGGCTTCTTCCCAACCATCACAATTTTTATATTCATTCAGTATTCTATCACACAATTCATTTGATATACCACCTTTGTACACTTTAATATAATCATTTAATTCATTCAGTTTTTTCATAATTTATTTCCATCAATTGTTAAAATGTTCCAACTCCATTCCAAGAACCTTGGCCATGCAATGTCCAATTAATACCTTTGTCTATACTACTAAATGCCATGCTCTTGTTGGGTAATGCGTAAGTTGAACCAGAATATGTGACCGCTGAACCACCATGTACACCAGCTGTACCGGTGTAATCTTGAAAGAACTGTGGACCGTATAGAATTTCAATGTATTGTATAGAATTAGCTGCATTCCAGAAACAATTTACTTGCCAAGTTCTATCAGCGTAACTGGTATTGTACTTCCAACCCTGTAAGTTTACGGAGAAGAAATAATATCCAGATGATGTTGTTCCAAATTTATAAGCCATGCCGGCTGGTGCGCTAGTTCCATTATTTGTTCCATTTCTACCCCAATATTGGTCACCTGGACAAGCACCAATAGACAAAGCCTGCAGTGTGGTTGAGGCAGATCCAGAACCAAAAAGTAATTGTCCATTCGAACTGACATAGTATGAATTATATGCAGTGTTATTCATAAACCAAGATGTTCCAACTGGCATAACACTTGTATATGGACCGGCAAAACCATCATCGTAACTACTTGGTGTTAGAGTTCCAAGAGTAAAATCTGTTCTGGTACCAAGTGCAGCACTAGCTGCAACCCTAGATGTTGATGTGAATGCCAAACTTGTATTATCAACAATTGTAACGACTGCACTTGTAGCTACAGTTGAACCTGATCGGAC